AGAACGATGCCGCCGACCTGGCGAACGAGATCGACGCCCTGCGGCGGATGACGGTGAAGGAGCTCCGCCGCCGGCACGTTGAGCTGTTTGGCGAGGAAACCCGGGCGGGCAACCGCCAGTACCTGTTCCGGCGGATCGCGTGGCGGATGCAGGCCTTGGCCGAAGGCGACCTGACCGAGCGTGCGCGCCGCCGGGCCCAGGAACTCGCCCGAGACGCGGATCTGCGCCGCCGGCCGCCGCACGAGCTGGCGATGCCGCCGGCACCGGGCGACCTGAAGACGGTGACCGGGCAGATCGCATTGTCGCGCGACGACCGCCTGCCGATGCCGGGCCAAACGCTCAATCGCCCGTACAAAGGACACGTGTACGAGGTGAAGGTGCTAACGAACGGATTCGAGTATGACGGGCGGGCGTATCGGTCGCTTACCGCGGTCGCGCATGCCATCACCGGCTCACACTGGAATGGCTGGCATTTCTTCGCCGAGGCGACGCCCACCCGGTCGCGTAACGAGGGCCGATAGACGTGAACCGCAACGGAAATGGCAAGGCGAATGGCCAATCGCGGGACGCCGCGAAGCCGGTCCGGTGCGCGATTTACACGCGCAAGAGCACCGAGGAGGGGCTCGAGCAGGACTTTAACTCGCTGGACGCACAGCGCGAGAGCGCCGAGGCCTACATCGCCAGCCAGAAGGCCGAGGGCTGGGTGTGCCTGCCAGACCGCTACGACGACGGCGGCTTCACCGGCGGCAACATGGATCGGCCGGCGGTCCAGCGCATGATGGCGGACATCGAGGCTGGCAAGGTCGACTGCGTGGTCGTCTACAAGGTGGATCGCCTCAGCCGATCGCTGCTCGACTTCGCGAAATTGATGGAGGTCTTCGAGAGGCACAAGGTCTCGTTCGTCTCGGTGACGCAGCAGTTCAACACCACGCATTCGATGGGCCGGCTCACGCTGAACATCCTGCTGTCCTTCGCACAATTCGAGCGTGAGATCATCAGCGAGCGGACGCGCGACAAGATCGCGGCGGCGCGACGCAAGGGGAAGTGGTCGGGCGGCCCACCGGTGCTCGGGTACGACATCCTGCGGGAGCCGGGCGGGTCGAAGCTCATCGTGAACGCCGAGGAAGCCGAGCGCGTGCGGTGCATCTTCGGGCTGTACCTCGAATGCGCCTCGGTGTCTGCGACGATCCGGCGGCTGGACGAACTCGGCTGGGTCAACAAGGTCTGGACGACGAAGCAGGGCCGGCAGCGTGGCGGCAAGCCGTTCGACAAATCAACGCTCTTCAACCTGCTGACGAACGTCGTGTACCGCGGCCAGATCGCCTACCACGACCAGCTCTACGCGGGCGAACAGGAGGCGATCGTCGACGAAGATCTGTTCCACCGCGTACAGGCGCAGTTGCGCATCAACCGCAACAGCGGCGGCAAGTACGCGCGCAACAAGTACGGCGCATTGCTGAAGGGACTGGTGCGCTGCACGTCCTGCGGCTGCGCGATGAGTCACCACTTCGCGACGCGCGGCAACAAGCGCTACCGCTACTACGTCTGCGTCAACGCTCAGAAACGCGGCTGGGACCAGTGCCCGGCCCCATCGCTGCCGGCGGCCGAGCTCGAGCAGTTCGTAGTCGACCAGATTCGGGCGCTGGGGCAGGATGACGGCGTGATTCTCGACGCCGTGCGGGCCGCCCAGGAACACCTGCGGCAGGAAGTCGCCGCGTTGCAGGAGGCGTGCAAGACGGCCGAGCGCCGCGTCACGCGGCTGACGGAGCAGATGCAGCGGCTCGCGGCCGAGGGGCGGCGGGCCGACCAAGCCGAGCGCCTCGCCGAGCTGCAGGACCGGCTGCGCGACGCGGAGCAGCGCGTGACCGAGCTGGACGACGAGATCGTGCGGGCGGGCAAGCGCCTCATCGATGAGGACGAGCTGGTCGGGGCCATCGAGGCCTTCGACCCAGTGTGGGATGCGCTGAACCCGCGCGAGCGTGAGCGGATCGTGCGGCTGCTGGTTGCGCAGGTCGCGTACGACGCGAGCCAGGAGGCGATCTCGGTCACGTTCAATCCGACCGGGATCGCCGCGTTGTCGAACGATGAGGAGGCGGCATGCACGATGGCGGGCTGACGGTCACGCGGAAGATCCACTTCTCGCTGCGGAACAAGGGACGGCGCGAGATCCGGTCCGGCCCGCAGCCCGTGCCGGACGTCGTGCCGGCCGGCCGGGTGCCGCGGGTCGCCCGGTTGATGGCCCTGGCGATCCGCTTCGTCGACCTGATCCGCTCGGGGGCGATCACCGACCAGGCCGACCTGGCCCGCCTGGGCCACGTGTCGCGGGCCCGCGTCACCCAGATCATGAACCTGCTGCACCTGGCACCCGCGATCCAGGAGGAAATCCTGTTCCTGCCAAGGGTTACGAGCGGGCATGACCCGATCAGCGAACGCGACCTGCGGGCCGTCGCCGCGGAGGTGGACTGGCGTGAGCAGCGGCGGCTGTGGCGAAAGCTGCCCGCTGGCGAGCGGCGCGCGGCCCCGCGCGTTTCCGCTTGACATCCCGGATACCAAACAGTACCCTAACACGAGATCGGTCAAGGGCGTTGCCCGATGCCAGCCCAAAATCGCCGGCGGCAGGCCAAGGAATCGCCACCCAAGGATGGGGGCCGCCGGTACTTGAACCGCACACCGTCTGCCCGCTCGGCGGAAAGGCGGCGGCGCTTCCGGCAACACGGTTGACGCGTTCTCACAACCCATCGGGTTCCGCGTCTGCGCATTCCGCTCGGCGCGAAGCCTGCTGCTGAATCGCCAATCGCCAGGGGCGGCCGCAGAGGTCCTGGACGGGTGATGGTGTGCCGAGGCTGGAGGGCATGCCATGGACGCGCCGAGAGCGCTAGAGAGCACGCAGGTTCGAGGCGATGAGGGCCCCGGGGACGCGGAACAGATCAACATCCAGAAGCCGGCACACCGTGCTATCCCCACTCACGATGTTGGCGCGGGTTCCGATCCGTTGAGGCCCCCGTATCGACGTGGTAGAATGGCGGCAAGTCATGCGCTCGTGCCGGAAATCAGGGGTCTGCGGATCAGCGTGCGAAGGGATATGCCGTCATCCAAACCAGAGTCAGAATGCGAGTCGTACCTCTTTGTCGCCAGGAACGGTGTCGATGGGTCGTCGCCCGACACCGTGTTCTATCAGGCGGCCGACGCTGAGCTTGCCGAGTCGCTCTGCCGGCTCTGCCAGCGGGAGTACGGGGATCAGCTGCGGTTTACGCACAAGCCGTCGTCGTCATTCTCGCCCGACGAGCAAGTGCTCATGGACGAAACGCTCGACGATCTCAGTATCTACGACGACCCCGACCCCGGCATTTACGACCCCCAGCCGACACGAGAGATGCTCATGCGCGCTCAGTACGCGCGGCGTGCTCAGCGGTGGGAGGAGATGCTGAAATGCCGGCGGGAGCGTACCGGCTCGCCTCCCCAGGCTGTTCCGGGACCGAAAGCAACCTGCCATGCCGATTCGGCCGGCTGCAGCCTGGCCGAAGATGTTCTGCTGCGCGTCTGTGGCGTTGCTGCCGACGACCCCGAACTGACGGCGCAGCATGCCGACGACCTTCGTTTGGCCTGCAGCCTGATCGGTCCGCGGTACGTCGTCACGGGTGCCCAGCTTGAACTCGCTTTGTCGCTGCTCGCGTCAGTGTTGGGCAGCTTCTCACGTCTAAACCCAACGCACCTGCCGTTGGGCTACTCGGGGCCGACTGTCAAGTCAGGTGGCTGGCTTGATCGCGATGTCCTGGAGCGCGCGGGCAAGCAGATCGTCGGGATCCTCTGGGCCGACTGTACCGCGGAGACGGTCGCGTTTCGCGTCGAGCACGCGGCGTCGGAGGCGGTGCGCTTGGGGTTCATGGAGGAGCAGCGATACGACGCATGGCGCCCCGGCATGGCCAGCGGCTCGGGTTGGCGAACAGCCGTGATGGCCACGCCCTACGGTGTGATGCGGGCCCATGGCGCCGCCGTATCGAGCGCCCCGCGCGAGTTCAACGTGCGCCAACCCCAACCGCCGACTGCGACGGTGGTGGTGGCGCCCCCGGCCAGCGGGGCTTCGACGAGCGACGAAATCCCCGCCGTGAATGCGGACGCACCGTCCCGTGACGAGGAGGCCGCCGACACGAGGCAGTATCGCACGCGGTTGTTCGCGTTGCGCGAACGCCGCGGGCTGGCCGATGATGATTTCGCGGCAAAGGGCGGCGCCAACGTCCGACAAACTGCAGCACGGCTGGCCGATGAGCTGGACGTATGGGTTGAGGCCATCCGTGACGCCGACGCGGATCGGAACCCCGCGGGTGGCTACTGGAGCGTCTTGGGCGATGACCTGCGCGACATGCTTGGTCCTGCCGAACTGGCGAGCGGTGTCTTCGAGGATGATTGGACGCCGCTGCTCACACATCTGCGCATGAACAGGCAGGCTGAGCTCGCGAATACGCTGGATCGTCTGGCCGAGGCGGTCATCCCACAGGCGCAGGAGTTGGCGCGCGATCTGGATGCCGTGGCCTACCTGCGCAACGGGGGGCCGCGGGATGCGCTGTACGAACACTACGCGCGCGAGGATCTCGCCACCCACGAGGCATGCGTCGCACAGGGACGCCAGGACGTGGGCCGTGACGTGATGCGGATCGTCGCGATGTTGCGGACGCTGGCTGAGAACGAGACGAACAGCGCCACGGCAGCGACGATCGTGTCGAAGAGTAAGCCGCGTCGGGCGCCGCAGCGCGGCACGCGGGCGGCGAACATCGAGAAGCTCGAGAAAGAGCTTGAGAAACACCTGCTGGCAGCGCGCGACCACGCGCACTCACTACGCGACCGCGACCGAGAACCCGCGTTGCTGCCTCGGCCGACCCAGAAGGAACTGGCGCGACGCACCGGGCTCACGCAACCCGACGTCTCGCGGTGTCTTAAGGACCCACGCGCGAAGGTGCTGAAGATCCTCTGGGAAACCGCGGAGTCGCTTGACGAAGTCATGAAGTACAAGCGGCGCTAGTTCGCGCGCCGCGGATCTGTCGCGATTGCAGTTGCAGAGTTTTCCTGCAACTGCAATCGCTTTTTTATGCGCGCAAGTGACGCCGAATCGGCCACTTACAGGCGTCGCCAAGATATGCACGCAGCCATCTGCAACCCGCCCGGAGGGCGGTGCGGCCCGTCGTGGGCCGCGGTTTTCCCCCTCCGCTGCGGAGATCTGCAGATGGCTACGCAAACCGCTCTCACCCCTGACAACTGCATCGACGACTACGCCCTCGCCCGCATCGACTACCGCGTCGGCCGCCTGGTCGAGGCCTTCCACCTCGACGAGCACACGGCCGAGGACCTGCGGCAGGACATGATTGTCGAGCTGCTGGAGGCCAGCAGTCGGTACGACCCGGCGCGCTCCAGGCGCAACACCTTCATCACCCGCGTCCTCGACCGCCACTACCTGCACCTGGCGCGGGGACTCGCCAACCGCCAGAAGCACGAAGCCCTGCACCCGACGCCGATCTCGGTCCTCGAGCACTTCCAGCCGGCTGGCAACGACGTTCGTCGTGGCGAGCGGTCGGCCTGCGAGCGCAGCGAGCTGGCGATGGACCTGTCCGAGCTGATCGACGGCTTGCCGGCGCAACTGCGCCGCATCTGCGAGGAACTGCAGGTGTTCACGCCGGCTGAGGTGGCGAAGCGGCTGCGGCTGCACCGCAGCACGGTCTATCGCGCGATGGACGACATCCGGCAGCACTTCGTCGCGGCGGGATTGGACGGTGTCGCATGAGAGGCTGCGACAGAACTCGCTGGCACGCAGATGTAGTGGGGCGAACGGACACGCCAACCACAGGAGCCGTCATGGATGAGTCCTTCTCAATCGACCTCGGTGTGCTGACGGTCGAACCCGAGTCCACGTACCACGATCAGGCTGGCGAGTACCTCTCGAGCCACCTGCTCGCGGACTTTCGCAGGTGTCCGCTGCTCTACCACCAGCGCGTGGCCGGACAGGTTGAGCGGCGCGACACGCCGGCGTACCTCGTCGGCCGGGCTGCACATTGCCGTCTGCTGGAAGGCAATGCGGCGTACCAGGAGCGCTACGCGGTCGGCGGCCCCATCAACCCGAAGACTGGCCGCCCGTTCGGCGCGGCGACGAAGGCGTTCAGCGATTGGGCGGCCGCGCAGGGCAAGCCGGTCCTGACCGCCGATCAGGTCGAGCTCATCGAGAACCTCGCCACCGGCCTGGCGCGGAATGACGCGGCCGTCGACCTGCTGCTGTACGGCCAGGCGGAAGGCGTCGTGCGTGCCGAGTACTGCGAGGCGCCGTGCCAGATCCGACCGGACTGGGTGCATCCGCACCGCGGCCTGGTCGACCTCAAGACCTGCGACGACCTGACGTGGTTCGAGGCTGACGCGCGGCGCTACGGCTACATCCACCAGCTCGCGTTCTACCGCGCCGTGCTCGCGCAGGTGCTCGAGCAACTGCTCGTCCCGGTCCACATCATCGCTATCGAGAAGAAGGAACCGTTCCGGTGCGGCGTGTGGCGTGTGGATGAGGCGTCGCTGGCGCAGGCGCAGCGCGAAAACGAGACCGCGATCCGGCGTCTGCAGGTCTGCCGGACCCGGAACGTGTGGCCCACGTTGTACGAGGAAATCCGCGTGTTGAGCGCGGCCTGAGTCGTGCGCGGGGCCCGGGTGGGATGGCGTGCCGCCGGCACGGATGCCAACCCAAAAGCGCGGCCAGACTCCCTGTGCCCGCCCGGGCGCCCGCCACGTTGTACCTGATGCACCCACCAACCTGAGGAACTCACATGGCGTTGCTCGAGAAGATCCATCGCGGGGCGCGGGCGGCCCCGCCGCGCATCCTGATCTACGGCACCGAAGGCATCGGGAAGTCGACGACCGGCGCGCAGGCCCCCAAGCCGGTGTTCGTCCAGACCGAGGACGGGCTCGACCAGATCGATTGCGACTCGTTCCCGCGCGCGGCGAGCTATGGCGACGTCGTCGCGGCGCTGTCGGCGTTGTACGCCGAATCGCATGACTACCAGACGATCGTGATCGACACGCTCGACTGGTTGGAGCGCCTGATCTGGGACGAGGTCTGCCGCGAGTACGGCGTCAAGAGCATCGAGAAGGCCGATGGCGGCTACGCGAAGGGCTACACGCACGCCCTCACGCAGTGGCGCGAGATCCTGAGCGGCCTCGACGCATTGCGCAACGAACGCGGCATGGCTGTGATCCTGCTCGCGCACGCCAAGGTCGAGAAGTTCGAGGACCCCGAGTCCGTCGCCTACGACCGCTACTCACCGCGCCTGCACAAGCATGCCGCCGCGCTCATCACGGAATGGTGCGACGCCGTGCTGTTCGCCACCCGCAAGTTCCGCACGCAGACCGAGGACGCCGGCTTCAACAAGAAGCGCTCGATCGCCGTGGCGCTCGGGGCGGAAGGTGGCGAGCGGGTGCTGCGCACCGTGGGCGGCCCGTCCTGCATCGCGAAAAACCGCTTCGGCCTGCCGACCGAACTGCCGCTGTCCTGGGCGGCGCTCATGGCCGCGATGACCGGCAGCGCCCCGTCAATGAACGAAGGAGAGACGACCCGTGGCTAACCTCAATGGCTTTGACGCACGCACTGTGGAGCCCGCCGCCGACTTCGAGCCGCTGCCGGCCGGCAAGTACCTCGCCGCCATCATCGAGTCGGAGATGAAGCCGACGAAGAGCGGCGGCGGGCAGTACCTGCAGCTCACCTTCCAGATCCTCGACGGGCCGTACAAGGGGCGCTTCGCCTGGGCCCGCCTGAACCTCGACAACGCGAACCCCACGACGGTGAAGATCGCGCGCGGCGAGCTGTCGGCGATCTGCCGCGCGGTCGGCGTGCTGGCCCCGAAGGACAGTGTCGAGCTGCATAACTTGCCGCTCGTCATCACCGTGAAACTGAAGAAGCGCCAGGACACCGGCGACCTGACCAACGAGATCAAGGGCTACGCCGCGAAGGACGCGGAGGCCAGCCCGGCGCCGCAGGCCGCGAGCAACACACCGCCGTGGAGACGGCCGTGATCACGCTCGAGCTGCCGTACCCGCCCAGCGTCAACCACTACTGGCGGCACTATCGCGGCCGGACGCTGATCAGCCGCGGCGGGCGCACCTTCCGCAAGGATGTGGGCGCCGCGCTCGCGGCAGCGGGTGTGCGGCCAATGGACGGGCGCTTGGCGGTCGCAGTCGAGGTGTATCCGCCGGATCGCCGGCGGCGGGACATCGACAACGTGCAAAAGGCCCTGCTGGATGCCCTGGAACACGGGGGCGCGTTCCATAACGACTCGCAGGTCGTCTGGCTGCTAACCGAAAAGGCCGAGGTTGTTCCCGGCGGCAAGACGACCGTGCGCATCGCGGAGAGGTCATGCCGCAATCCGGGGTTCCCGATTGTCGCGCCCTCGAGTCTGAACTGATCGGCGCCGCGCTGCGCTACGTGGCGCTGGCTGATTGGTTCGAGGCCCGGCCCATGGCGCACCACCGGCGCGATGGGGAGCGCGAGGCGATGGATGCATTCAACGTGGTCGAAGCGGAACTGCGGCGCGCCGGCGCCCGACTGCTGCGCCGCCTCGGTCACCGCGAGCTGGTTCTTGAACAGGTGTTGAGCGAGACGCTACCGCGATGATTCTGCGTCCCTACCAGAACGAAGCGATCGAGGCGGTCTATCGCCATCTGCGCGAGCGGGATGACCACCCGTGTGTGGTGTTGCCCACGGGCTGTCACGTCGTTGACCACCCGATTCTCAT